TTGTTATTCATCCAGTCATCAACATATAAAGGCAGGTATGGCTGGTTCGTTAGTGCCATAGTGTACTATTTTAGTTTTTTAACGGTTTCCCGTATTTGTTTCAAGTTCTCTACATTCCATATTTTACTGAAATGTTTATCCATCTGAGCCAATTTATGTAGCTCTGTGAATGCCTCCTGCCCTATCCTTGCCGGTAAGCTTATGCTGTACCGTTCAAGGTTGCCTTCTTTGTAAAGGTTGCAGCCGGGGCATTGTCCGTGTATGTTATTCAGGTTGTATTTAAGCGTTTCAAAAAGTTCTGACTTATGATAATGACCAGCCTGAAAGTCGGGCCGCCATGGTTCACCACAGCTAATGCACGGCTTACCTGTATCCCTGAGCCTTACATATTCGTGTACGGCTTTTTTAGTAGCATCATGGGCGCGTTTTAAGGCGGTGCGCTCCTTATCATCCCTTTCGGTTTTTTCGAGCGCTAAGCGCGGCTTTTGTACTTTATTCAATGCCAAATCAAGTTTTACCTTACCAGCCTCTGAATTAAGAAGCCACTTTGAATAGCAGCACATTTTACCAAGGCCGTAGGTGCGGTGGTATGTTTCCTTACCGCACCCGTAACCTGCAGCCTGCCCTGTTCCCTTGCAGGGTTTGGCTTTAACCTTAATCAAGGCTTACGCGTGGCGTATGCCACAAGGTTGTTATACTGTATGCCGCTATTTTTTGATATGTTTCCTTTAATGCAAACATCTACCTCTATTTCATCATTCTCTTTATAAGAAAAGAGATCCTCCATACGCATCCCACGAAATTCTACAAAAGCTCTTTGCTTCCTGTCATTATCAGGCACCAAGGTTACTATTTTTTTTTCATGACCTGCAGTGTTTCGGTACTCTATACTCTCTATAGTTCCTGTAATAGTCATAAGATTATTTATTAATTAGTTCAACAGCCAGTTTTACGCGCTCGGTTAAAAAGTCCTTATCTTTTTGAGGTACCTCAAACCTTATTATGTTGATGTTCTTTACACCGCTTTCACGATATATATATGGCAATTCATTTTCCTTAGCCCACATAACCCTGTTATATGGAACTTCAAGGCCGCGGTTAAAAGTTAAAAGGTCTTCTACTTCATCGGCATACGGGCAGTAAACAATTAACTCTGCATACTTAGCGCCGGTAATACAGGCGTTAGAAACGAGCTGCCAATAATATTTATCACCGTCTTTATGTTTTGCCCATTTTCTACCGCTTGAATCTGTATAGCCATTGCGGATAGCGCTCATTATTTCGTTACCGTCGTACTTTTTCTTTGGTACAGCGGTAAATCCATCCCAGTCATAAAGAGGGCTTACAAGTCCGAAAAAAGATTTCAGCGTAAGAGGGCATTTTTCATCTGTTACCAGGTATGTCTTCTTACCTCTCTTTATAGATCCATCTGGCGTTCCTACCCATTCAGGTATTTTAGGGTGCACGAGCGTACTGTCATCTCCATCTGGGTGGAAGTAGTAATGGTTGGGAAGAAATATATGTACAAAGCGTTCGCACAGCTTGCCCCATTGGAAAGGCAAAGCGTCTACCTCATTATCCAGCCTTCGCTTAAAAAAGCGTTCCATTATACATTCCTGAACGTATGTGTAAAATGGCGTGCCTGGGCTTTTCCTATCAGTGCTAAGAGATACCATGGCAACTATTTCGCTGGATGTTATCCGGCCTGTGCGTATGTTAGATAAATCACTCATTGTTTTTGGGCTTTAGAGATGTAATATTTAAGCTTTTGGATACATTTTTCAAAGTTGCCTTTGTCATTTTTTTGTACCGTCCGATTAAAGAATGCTGCATCAGTTTTAGTGAAAGTGATTTGCAATTCAATACATTCGTTTTTAAGTAGTTCGATAACCGCAAGTGGGCTATCCGGTTCTGATGGTAATTCCTTCGGCTTTTCTTCAATATACACATCAGAAAAAAGCCCTATTTCTGCTGCACATTTTTTAAGTGCATCAGTAGCTGCAGCCTTATAAGCATAAGGTAAGTTGCCATCTACATAAGCCCCGCCGAATTGCTCTTTTATAACAGGCAGGCCATTATCTGTATATCCTGTAAGTCTTACGTGGGCAACAACACAAGCGTTTGGCGAAGGGAAAAAGTCTGTTTTTAAAATGTTTTCCTGCCAGTTATAATTGAACAGTTCATTAAGAACTGACTTAACATAATTGCCTGAAACGTATTTTACTTTATTCCCTTTGTTATCTGCCTTTTCCTCGATATGCTCTTTTGGCGTAGCTCTTTTTATTATTTGAAGTTGCCTTTCTGAAAAAAATTCGTTTGCCATAATCGGTTATTTAAATCCTAATTTTTTATCAAGCTTTGCCGCTATCCTCGCTTTGCGCTCTGATGCTGTTTCCCGCTTAGGCTTAGGGGTTTTTACAACCCCCTTACCTACTGGGACACTTAGCGAACTAAGTTGCTCTACAAGCCGGGCAAGCTCGTTAACTTTACTATCAGGTATGTTGATATTTAGCTGAAGTATCATGACTACTGATTTTTGATAAATAGTTTCATTTGCTCAATAATCTTGTCCTGTTTATCATCTGGGAACGATCCTGTATAAAACCAGTTTGTCTTTACCGATATACTTTTCATTTCAAAGGCATCAGCGATGGCTTCAAACAATTTTCCTTTTTTCTGAACCTTAGCGTACAATTCCTGTATCACTTCTTTTTTGGTTTGCTCTGTAGTTTCTGCCATTTTGTTTTTGTTAAAGTTCATCTTTATGCCTCCATATCCACCTGAAAAGCAATGCGGCAATAGTTATCGCTATCGCTATGCTTGCACCTGCTGCAATGGCAATTCCTAAATTGTAAATACCACCACCAAAAAATATTAAGGCCATACCTATACCGCAAAGCAGTATTATGATTACGACCGCCAGGTCTATTTGTTTATTGGTTCTACTGTACATAAGGCAATTGAAATATTAAATCGTTAGGGTCTGTATACAGTGCTATGGTGGGCACTGTATCGTTTATAACTCGGTTTAGCATATCACGCTGCTGGGTGGTGTTACGCCTGTGTACTGCTTCCTGTGTGCTCATTTTTATATCCTTTAGGTTGCCAGCGGCCAATTGTATACTGTGTTTCTCCAAAATTCTCAACATCATTGTACCTTAAGGCCTCGATGCTGTTGTCTTCAAATTGGTCTACCATTACAAACTTTGTATTGCTGCGACCTTTGGTGATTACTGTTATCATAATATGGGTGATTAATTGTTTTTAAATAAAAGGCCCGTATCGTGGGCCTGACGGTCTTAGTGTGATTTTATCGGTCATGGGGAGGATAGGTAGATTTTACCGATAATTAACTGTTGCATCTACACCGGCCTACATTGCAGACAAGCAAGGATTCCTTGTATAAAATCTACCCCTCAATATGTTCCCTGCGCCCGGTTCAACCGTAGCCTTATAGACAGTGCAGGAAATTGATTTTAGTTTTTCATTTAAGGTTTTCGCTTTTCAACGATTTAGCAGGTAATCCTTAAACCCATACGTTTGTTACAATATGTCAATGAACTTTTATAGTGGCAGGGCCGGGAATCGAACCCGATCAACCTTTACCCTGCCTGCCAGCTAATAGGCCTCAAATATTAGCTGGGTAAGAACGTGTGTCGGCTATACCCCCGGGCGGGTTATGCTGCGGCTTGCTTCTTTCTCCAAAAAAGCATTACATTCTTTCTGTGCTCAAGCTCTTTCTTTACCTTATATAATTCAGAAAGCAAAACATCCACTTCTTTATCATCTTCCGGCATATCGTGTAGCTGTAAATAGAATTCTTTCACACCTTCTATGTCGGCATATATCCCGTCAAGGGTGGCGTATGGTTTAACACATGTAAGCCTATGAGATAATTCTTGCAGCACTTTACCTATGCTTTCCTTAACCTCCCCATTGTTGGGTATTTTTGAAGTATTTTTTGTTTCTGCCATTGTCATTACACTTGCTTTCATATCTTTGCGGTTGTAGTTGTAGTTGTATTGTTGTACAAATATAAATACATTATAAAACATATCAAAACATTTAGATACAAATTTATATAAAATGTATTTATTTGTATTAATTCTAAATAGGCTAATGTTTTTATAGCCGTTTGTAGTATGAAAACTGATAAAGAGAGAATTAGGGATTTTATAGATTATACCAAAAAGACAAAAAATGCTTTAGGCATATTGATTGGCGATGCCAATGGCACCAGGTTTAATCATGTGGAATCCGGTAGGAATAATATTAGTGAAAAGCTTGCTGTTGATATAGTTAATGTATTTCCGGAGGTATCTTATCAATGGTTAGTGAAGGGTGAAGGGGAAATGCTTGTGAGTGAAAACAATTTAAAACATGAAAATATATTGGAAATTGAAAAAGTAATTGACTATGTTATTAAAAACACAAGTCAATTACTTTCTGATTCAAACTTTAAGAACTGGTACGATAATATTGTTTTAAAAGCTCAGGTAGAGGTTTTGAAGCAAATTAGGTCAGGCCAGGATTAATTAAAGCTCTAATTTCAACAATAAGCTGGGATTTTTCAGCTCTTAATCTTTCATTTTCCTGATGGATGTCATCAGACTGTTTTGGGTCATGAGCGTTCATTAATAATTTGGGTATTAATATTGTGGTTAACTGGTGGTTGGCTCAAACCAATAAGGAGTGGTAAAGCTAATGACTAAAACGTTATCGCAAATGTTTATTGTACATTATACACTTAATTTATTATTCGTCTAAATAGTTAAAACAATGTTAATTTAAAAAACCAATCAATGATAAGATCAATCGTTACAATCGCACTTCTTATTATGCTATCATCCTGTGGTGGCAATACAAAACAAATCGATGTAGTAAAAGCAAAGATATCTTCATATAAAAATTCTGATCAAGAAGAAATTAATGACTATAAATTTGAAGTTTACAATTTAAAATCAAAAGATGCATACGCTCGTTTGGTTAAGTATTGGAGTTCCAAAGCTTCTGAAGAAATGAAAGATGGTGATAGACTTAACACTGCATCTATATATTTAGAAAAATCAGCCAAGTATCTTAAGCTTCAATCTAAAGATAAGGATTTAGATTTCCATGTCGTTAACGCCTATCGTATTGTAGCAAATGATACAGTATCAAATGAAGATTACTACCTGAACGAAAAAGACAGTATAATAGCTAAGCACAAAGGAATATGAAAAAGATACTTTTACTTTTTGTAGCGATTGCTGTTTCAGCATGCTCTGATGATGACACTTCTAATGTCTATAATGGTGATATGAATGGTACCTGGAAGATCATGAGTTACAAAAGACCGGGCCAACCTATTGAATATACCACTGAATGCGATAATGTACAGCCTGACCAAGATTATGCACCTCTAATCAGTTATGTGTTTACATCAAACGAAATGGAGGGCTATTATACTTGCAACCCGGATTTTGAACATATAGATTTTTATGCATATAATTTTGCTAATGGTGTGTTAACTATGACAAGCCCTAACGATACTGTAAAGGCTAATATCACAAGTCTTGGAGATAATAGTATTGGGTGGAAATACACATATGCAACGGCGCTTGATAACTATGATGGCCCATATATGGTTCTTGAAAAGCAATAATAACTGACGTATTACAGATTACATATTACACCTACCATGAAAAAGATTTTACTATTATTGTTATTACCGCTTCTGTTTTCATGTACAAATTATTATTACGTACAACTTACAGAGCCAGCCACTTTATATTCAGATGCCGCCGCTAGCAATGATGTAGAAATTATTCCTTCCGGATATCACGTAATGATAAAAGGAAAAAAAGCAAAAAAAATACGCAAGGTCAAATACAATGGATTAACCGGCTATGTGATTAATCCTAATTTTAATGCGAGCGATTATGCTGCAAATTCGGATAACACCCAAAGTTCTTACAGAAGATATCGTTCGTCATCATCGTCAAGTAGCAGTAGCACATCTAAAACAGTCCATGTAAAAAGCTATACGCGTAAAGATGGAACAAGGGTAAAAGCACATACGAGAAGCGCCCCCAGAAGGCATTAACTGAAAAAAAATAATTCAAATTAATTATGGCAAGATTTTACAACTTAGGCAATGTGTTGGTAAATATTGATAGTATCGCATCAATTGAATCCAATCCAATGGGAGGTACAAGAATAATAATGAAAATAATTAAAGATGGAGAACCTATAATATATGTGACTGCTGCAAATTGGCCACAGGTTGCGAGTGATATTGATATGTTGTCTCAAAAAGATTAAATTATGTCAACTTACTACACTACTTACCTAATACCGGGCCGAAACATAACGAGCCCGGAAACAATAATTGAAAGCATCAAAAATGAAACTGCGGTTTACCTTCGATGGGATTTTGCAAAAGAAACCCCTATCTCATTAATCGATGCTGATAAGGACTACCTGAAAGAAGACAATACCATCATTTATATTTACATGACTGATGATACTGTAACGCCTTTTCATACAGATGATGAATTTAAAATTAAAACCCTGAAGACTTTAAACAGTAAGGATCTTGTTTACGTTTTTGAAACGGCCAGCATTGATAACGGCACCATAGCAGCATTTAAAATTGATGCGCCGGTATTTCTTCATGACCAGGTAAAGCAGTCTAAAATAAAGTTTGTATGAAACATTTGACCGAAGATGATTTAAAAGCCCGGATAAAGGAATATGAAGACCTTTTAAATAAACATCTTTCTGATGATCCCGGAGACATCACTCTGAACGATGTGTTAGAGAATAAAGACAGACTTAGCCATTTTATTACTGAATTTAACAGGGTTAACCCACTAAAGGACAGATACAAAGGCAAATAAAAACGTAACAAAACCCGTTACACTTTTACAAAAAAACGCTCATTAACATAGTTTTCCTGTATTGATAATCAATTAGTTATAAAAAGTAAATAGCGAAAATGAGTTTCCCTCTTTCTCCGCAAGTTTATCTAAACCCCTGTTTATCAGGGGTTTACTTAATTTAAAAATACTATCCGTTACAAATACGGCACACTTTAAATAATTAATTATTCTACAAGCCGGGCAAAGCTGAATAATTAATATAATGAAAAAGTTTTCAATCCCTTCACTATACAAGGGTACTGGTAAATCCAAAGAATGGTACGTATGGTTTAGATTTTGTGGAAAGCTTATAAAAAAGCGCGATGATATCAACCGCATCAAAAATTTAAAGGAGCGCGAAATTGAGGCTGAAGCCATACGCAAATACTACCATGACCGTCTTAAAAACGATTGGAACCCTTTGGTTCCTGAAATTGCAGAAATATCAGCTGCAGGTTACACGTTGTATCAAGCTTTAGAATTTGCCCTTGATAAAAAGAAAGAACATCTTGTAAGCAAGACATACTCAACCTATGCCGGTACGCTTAGATTTATAAGGACAGCTATTAGCGATAATGGTTTGGGTAATCTACTTATACAAGATACCAAACGTGCCCATGTGCGTCTAATACTTGATAGTATTAGAAAATCTCGAAACGGTACCAATAATTCATATAACAGATGGCTTTCTCATTTTCAGGCCATAGCTTCTGAATTGATACAATGGGATATTATAGAAAACAGCCCGGCACATAAAATAAAGCCTTTAGCGGTTGTAGAAAGTATCGCTAACACCGCCCCTGAGCCAGAAGACTATGACGAAATTGTTTCGTTTTTATCTGAACATCATTATTTTTTCTACATCTATATTATGATGATTAAGCATACAGGTATAAGGCCGGTTGAGCTTACACGTTTAAAGCTGTCCATGTTCGACTTAAAAAAGAAAAGAGTGGTATTGCCTGCTGAGATAACTAAAAGCCGTAAGAAAGGCAGAATAGTGCCATTAAACCCGTTTATATGGGAGTTGATACAATCATACATTACAAGTGGCCTGCCGGGCGATTGGTATCTATTCGCAAGCGGTCGCATATCTGGACGCGGCAATGAAGGCAAGTTCATGGACTTTATACCCGGCCCTACTTTATTAAAGCGGGATACCGCAACCAAACGATGGAAACGTTTGATTATAGATGGCCTTGGTATAGGCAATTCAATGTATTCAATGAAGCGCTATGGCGGTGATGATATGTACCGTGCAGGAATTTCTTTAGAAGCCATACAGCTTATGTATGGGCATAGTGAAAAACAAACTACTGAGATTTACGTACGCGCAATGCAAGAAGCCTATATGAAACAAATTGTAGAAAAAAGCCCCGGTAACTAACCAGGGCTTTTTTTATTTTGCGAGTAATCCCGCTCCTATTCCTACAGCTAACCATACGTACCACTTTTTATATATTGGGGCCGGTATGGTAATTTCAGCAGCCTTGATATCGGTTGCTTTAATGTAAGGGTTTGTATTTGTAATATCAGTAGTTAGGGTTTCTTTCCCTAAAAGCCATTTTCTTTTAGTGCCTGTTATTATGGTAGCTGTATTGGGCACTTCAAAATTAGCCGCTGTAAAGCCGTTTTGATTTGAATGATAAGTAAATCTATACCACTTATCCTTAACCTCCCCTGAGCGCTCAAATACGCACGGCACGGTGTCGTGGTAGGTAACCGCAATGGTATCAATATGCGTTACCGTTTTATACTTAGTTATAGCATTCACCCGGGCGAACTCCTTTGCGAGTGCTGCCAGTTCCGCATCTTTTTTAAATAACAGATCCTTTGCCTGCTTTTTGTCGAGCTGCAGGGTGGCAATACTGGCCGTGGTCGTGCCTAAACGGTTCTTGTAGTAATCCACGCTATCGGTTAAGGCGTTGATGTTATCGTTTCCGGTGCGCTGCTCATGGCTAAATCTGCCTACTGCAAAAAACAATGCCACCACCAGGGCGGCAATTGTTAGGTATAGGGTTTTGTTGTTCATAGTTACACCCTTGCTGGCCAGTCCCAGTATGATTGCCCGTTTGTAGCATTATCTTTATGAGGCACAGTCCAGAACTGTATTGTAGGCTCACCCCTCGGATTAGCAAGGAACCCTGTTGCATTAATGTACTCTTCATTAATTACCTGCGTTACAATTGCAGCGCATACTTCCATACCATTTGGAAGCGGTAAAGGTGTAGCATCATTACCCTCCCCTTGTTGTACGATTACGATTCTGCCTACTGAAGGCTTTTGTTTAGTCTCTGACATGATATAAAATTTAATTTGTTATTCTAATTATGGCGAATTCGCCGTTTTTAAAGGTGTCGAATTCGACGGGTTTGAACCTGTGCAAAAAATGCACATGTTGTTATTAAGCCTCATTTTCGCTAACCCCACCGGTAGCCGTTAAGAATATCCGCTTCACACTGGCGGGTTTGCCTATGCTGTAATCAGGACGGCGGGCACCGCTTAACCTGTTCTTAGCTATGCGCACCACGCTAAACTGGTTGCTTTGGTTGCCGCCTGCAACATGGTAATACAAATCATCTTCACCCACGTACAGGCCAACGTGCCCCCCGCCATCGCGTGTAAACACAAGTACATCGCCAAACTCCGGCACCGCGATAGCAGAACCGAACGTAAGGAACGATTTTGCACGTAAGCGGTCGTAACCTTTAAACGTTACCTTTTTGCCTGCACGCAAAGCAATGGCCACCATAGCCACGGCGCACCAGGCAGTTTCATCACTTTTATAGATATCACTTACACCAGCTTCTTTTGCAAGCGCCATAATTTCCGCGTTGCTTTTAGGGCCTTTAATCTCATTGGTATTAAGGCGGCCTATACTTACCGCCTCTTTTATCATCTTTGGTGCATCGGCTATATCTCCAAGCCAATCATATTGTGCGCTAATCTTTGCCATATTATTCTGTTTTTTCGTCTTTTACTGTTTTATACAAATCCCAACCTTTAGCAGATGCGTTTTTTATTACCTGAATAACATCAAAACCCATACGCTTAAAATTCTCAAAAACTATAGAGTAAAGCTCTATGCAGCAGCAAAAAGCAATGGCCATGGTTGTCAAAGTCATTTTATTCAGGCTTTCATGTGGCTCAAATTCTTTTGCTATAAATGCCCATTCAATGCCACGGGCAACGAGCGCGGTTAATCCATATACAATGAATTTTACAGCCGATAATTTCAGCTTTGAAGATTGTATTACATACCGTTTTCCGCTGGCCGGTAATACAGGGATGCTTCTCTTAAATTCCATCCAGCTTGCGGTAATGCCTGTGATAAAATCCAACACAAAAAGCCCCGCCAAAAGTATCAATGCTTTTTGAGGCGTTGTAAAGGCGGGTGATGCAACCACCGGCACCATCAGGATTAAACCTACTGGCTTACTAAGCATAACTTTTCCGCTTAAAAATATCTTTGTGGCGTATCTTGTAAATAATGTTATGTCATTCATATCCCTTCTATTTTAAAGATTACCGGCGTATTGCTTACCGCCGCCCTGTACCCGAGCAATGTTAAACCTATAGTTATCGCCAGGCTATTACCCCTGAAAAAACCATGTGTTATAGTCTTAAGCCCTGCACCTATGTTTTTACGATACCCCTGCACAGCATCGTTAGCCGTGCCACTGTTTTCTTTTCCTTTACTGCTGTCGTACCAGATTTCGCTAAAAAGTGCCGTGCCTGTAGCGGTGTTATCCATGGTAAGGTTAACGGTACATTCGCCGGTTGCATTTGTGGTAGCCTCGCAAAAAAATTCTCGCTTACCGCCATTTATAACCAATGTTCCGTGAGTTAACACCATGGTGCGCACAAAAACTTTTTTCCAGCGGCCGCCACCCTTGCTTGGCACGACTACATTATAATATTTGGCATCTTCAGCAGTAACACTATCGGCAGGATCATAGTAATAAAACCCACCCTTACCATCGCCCACGGCGCTTTGCCCGCGGGTGAGTATGCAATTATCAACACTGCCCGGCTGCGCCTTTAGCGCCGTTATGTTATCGACAGAAATTATATGACTTTTCATTATTCAATTTTTACAATGCCGTTATCTACCGTTATTTTTTTCATTTCGCCATCGCCGATATCCTTTACAAAAACACCATCTGCGGTAACCATTACATTAACCACGCCACGCGCCTGGTATTCATCCATTTCGGCAGAAGTTGCAGCATCTGTAAAAGTTTGAGAAGCCGAATTAAACTTTACCTTTGGGCTGGATATCATGCAAACCTTATCGGTTAACCCGAAACCTTGACTACTAAGCTCCGAGGCCCGGTTAATATAATTAGCATCGTCAATATTTTCGCGCCATTGCACCAGGCCATCGCTTATTTTATATACAGCATAACTTTTCATATTAGATCTCTTTATTATTAACTATAGAAAACGACATTAGCGTAATATCATCGGCAGCGCTTGCCAGTTGTCCTGTAATGAAGATGTAGTTTGTAACGGCCGGATTAAAGGATACAGAGGATATAGCCGCAGTACTTACCGCAGTATCAGTTAAAGCTGTTAGCCCTGTAGAACGTATTGCCGAGCCTGTAAAATCTAATTTTGTACGCTCGAACGGTGCATACCTGGATGTTGCCGCTACAGTACCGCTTGCAATCGTAGAAGCCCCGGTAAGCGTGTTTGACGTGTTTGTTTTTATACGTATCGACTTGGTTGATGCAAGGCCCGTTGCGCTTACCATAGTCGAAAGATCCAAACGAAGCATACCTTTAGATACCGTGTTTGCAGGTACGGGTATTACAGCCAGTATTTTTTCTGTTGTACCATCGGCCGAACCTATTACACTATCAGAAAGGCCTGCTTTTGAAGCGATAATTATGGGACTGTTTACCATATTTGGCAACACATAATTACCCGCAGAATCCGGCACAGTTCCGTTTATTGTTTTGACATAATTAGTAAGATTCAGACTTTCTCTGCTATAGTGTTTATAATCTATCGAACCAGATGAAACGTGAGGGCCATATCCTTCAGTAAAATTTGTAAAATCATTATACTTTAACAAATATAAAGGCCTGGTTACGCTTGACTCCTGGTTTAAACAAATCATACCATTACTCATAATAGAATGATCATCAGTCATACCCCCGCCCGTCACTAATTGTTCTTCTACAATTAAACTTTTTGTATCTAATCTCAATACCTGCCTTGGAGAACCCGTGTTTGATGATGTTGTAACAATAAGCTTATCATTAAAAACTGTCATCCAGTGAGGGATAAAGTAGTTTGTTAAAGTATTTGGATTAACCAATGCAAAACCTTCATTCGACCTGAGTATATCACCCATGAAGTTATAAACATGCACGCTGGCTTTATAATAATTTGCAGCCCCATAAACAGCCGAAAATATATAAATTTCATCGTTATATATGATAAACGGCAAGTGGCCAACGCTGTACCTGTTTGTATTAAGCGAGGCTGTAGAAGTGTATTCAAAAAGAATTTCAAAACTGGAAAGGTTATCATCAATTTTTATAAATCGCTGCTTATAATTGCCCGGCACACTGTTGGATAACAAGATAAACACACTGTTTTTATAACCTTCAATACTATTTGCGCCGGTAGATCCTGTTAATCCTGATAGTGTAATTGTTTTTTTGTCCGTAAGATCATAAGGATTTATTTTTATAACCTGCGTATCTATGGTATTTACACCCGGTCTTGTAACAGCATACAAAAAGCCATCGTGAAAAACGCTACCGTGAACCCTTGAATTTAACGGTATATCGGTTTGTTCCATTCTTTCGTAAACAAGATAGTCCTTTACATTTCTGCAATTATACAATGCCATGCATACCGATGGGCTTGAAGAACTTGCACTAGTACTGTTTCTACCAAAAAAGAATAAATCATTGCCATTCCTTAAAACCTCATTAAAACTATTACCGGATGCCGCAGGAGTGATAAGCGCACTAAAATCTAAAGTTTTTTTAGTCGTGTCCCCCAGCATATATTCGATTACGAAAACTTCTCCATCTTGTATAGAGCCGGAAATAAAGAAGTCTTTCGGTAGATCAGAACCCAGCGCTTCTATATCGCTAATAAATGCAGGAATATCATCAGCAGGTTTTGCAGGCCAGTTAACCGTAACCACCGCGGGGTAATCTTCAGGGATATCGGCCTGCCTATGCACTACCTTTTTTTCATTTGGCATTTTAAACTGGAAACCTTCCGGCTCTGCAACAAAAGTACCGTTATCATTTGCCCACGCGGTATGACCATTATTGATTGTATTGCCCTGAGCGTTCACCTGGTTCATGGTTGGCACAATATAAGGAGGGGTTTCGCTGGTAGGGCCCGCGGCAAACATTGCCAATGTAAAAGGTGTGCCAGCACCGCCGTAAGTGCCGGGCGTGCCAATAAAGCGTTGGGTATAACTTATGCCATCACGGTCATAGACTACATAGTAGGTTTTATTCACATCGGTAAATGCACGCGCTACGCTGTTAAGCGGTGTTAAATAATCATCAGTGGCCAGTGTTCCAAGGTCAACAGTTACGGTGTTTACATCATCTTCGATATCCGCAACGGTTAGCGCCCTTTGGCTAATGTATTTCAGCATTGATGGCACAATATTACCGCCACCATAGCCCCACGCGCCCACAGGCGAGGTAAACGCGTACACAAATACGCTTAGCACATCATCAATTGTCTGGCGCACATTTAGCAGGATTAACGATGTAAGCGGCCCACGCACGATAGGCAAAGCACCGATTTGCACAATACCGCCAAAACCAACGTTTGTATTTAAAATCTGCGCAAGGTTGGCAGGTTCAGCGCTTTGCCCAACTGCAAGACGAAAGGTTACGTACTTATCGGTAACCACAGTTGTATCTTCCTGCTCCAAAAGTTCAAAATCAGCTTCAACGCTTTGCAGTTCTCCCACGCCATACACGCCGGGCGCACCTTTCCATAAATAAGACGTTGCCACGCCATTAACGCTGCCTTTAAATATTGTAAAACCTTCACTTTGCGGTTGTATTGTAATTTCGTTAGCCTGGGCATTAAGCCATTGCCAAACGCTGGTTGTAGTGGTAAATTCAATGGTTTCAGTCGTAGGGTTTGTGATAGCCCCGGCACTGCCGCCAATGGTTTCAATCAACTGTAAGTTATCAATAGTGATTGGCGTACCGCCCGCACCGTACGTGCCTTTGCCAAGGCCAATAAGTGCGTAAATAATGACTTTACTGCTATAGAAATCTTCTACAGCCACGCAGTTAAAGTACACTGTGTTTGTTTCACCTACCGTAAAGGACGGCCCCGCGTTAATTTTGGCAGGGATAGTAAAAATGGTGTCATCCATTTCAATATCGACTGTAATCTTAATAGGTACATTGTCCTGGATAACTTCAGACGCATCGTTCCCGAGCGTGCTACGGCTGTAAATAACGTCAAGTAACGCGGCTTGCAGCAACGCAGCGCTGGTGTAGTTAATACCATTGACTGTGAAGCTTTCAAAATCATCAAAGCCAATCAGGGTGTCTTTATTATCATAGCAATTAAATACTTCTACCTTATCACCCGCCACCCTTGAGATGTAGTTTTTAAGATAGTGGATACCATTATGGCTAAAGCGTTTATTACTTACTGTATTTATGATGTGCATCTTATCCTATTTTGGTAATTTTCATGCCTCCGGTTCTTACAGGTGCATGGCAGTGGTTAAAATCAGGGTTATTTGTACGTACCAGGTAGTTTTTTACGTTACCCCAAAGCTGCGCGGCTGCTTCACGGTTAAGAGTGTACAATGTTTTTTTATTTGAAGCCTCAACAGGCCTGCTGTTATCGTTAAGTTTTTCAGTAAAGCTGAAAGGCGTGTCAATCATGCTGCCAAACATCACATACCTGGCATAAGCATAGTAACACAACACCATCTTAAGGCCGTTATTTGTATATGTAGCACCATCATGCTCGTAGGCCCCACCGTTAAGTAGGTCTTCATAGGCTTCAGGCGTGGCCATGATCTTATTATATAGCCTTTCACCTATCAGCGGCTGTAAATCCAGCAATTGTGCATCATTTATTTGCTCGTTAAGCTTATCATCATGCGGTGTTTTGCTTATCTGCTTATATAGGGCTATATCAGACCTGGTTATTAGTGGCGGCATCTTCTATTAATTTTAATGGTTGTAAATTCAGGTTTTGATAGTCCTGCATTTTAGAAAGTAATGACGTAAGGATTGCTGTAAGCAAGTTACGTTCCTTGGTAGTGTTTTCCCAATAGGTTAATTTCATTTCCCGGATGGCTTCACCTGAATTGCCAAACAAAGCGCTATCATTAGTTTTCATTAATCCTACGGGCAGGTTGTTAAATGCCACAAGAATATTTTCACGAACGCTGCTTTCGGTATAGCTGAACAGCTTATCATCTATCTTGCTTTCAATCTGCTTTATAAGTATAGCATCTTCCAGTTTTTCCCCTGCAAAGTCCATTTCAAGGCATAGAACGCCGCCGGTATTCTCTGCACCCAGGCTTTCTTTAATAGCTTTCTGAAATGCGGTGCGTTCACCTTCAGCATCCATATAAGCTTTAGTACCCGGCTCCACACCATCACCTACAAGTGGTCGTGTAACTACAAGCGTATTTCCAAAGAAGCCTTTGCGCAGTAGCCTGTTTTTGTAAATGGCAGATTGAGCCTCACTATCGCAATCATCAGCAACACTATCAACACGGGATAAGGGATAAATCAATTTGCTGTCTTGATTAACAAAAAGAACCTGCCCTTTATAATGCTCCCAGCCACCGGCCTTTTCGACTTGGGCATCAATTACAGATTTACGATCATTGAATACATCGATAAGCTGTATATCATTTTTCTTAGCTTTGTTTGTCCAATCTTTGTTGATTGCGATCTTACCGCTGTAATCTGTGCTATCTTTTTTACCAACGCGGCACCATTCAAACGGCAGCACGCTCATATCTGAAATTTGATACAGGGCATTATAATTAACATGGATAAACACGCCGCGCTGCTTTACTATGTCATCTGCAATGTCGTCTGCAAAATCCACAAGCTTCAGGCTTTTATCCTTATTCACAATGATGCTGTCTACATCAGGACCATAACCTTTTCCTATAAGGTACTGGACCATAATATTTGCCGCACTCTTAGCTGTAACGCTGTTATTTATTAGCCTATCCATTCGTTCAGGGTAGGCGTTGTCAACGTCATTTGAATAAACGTCAAACCCCTTTGTCCAAGGGGTTAAACGTTTAAAAATATCTATTAGAAGGGTGCGCATGTTATTCTACATTTTCAGGATCTGTAACCGGTATATCATTGGCATCAACATCAGAATCTACTTCTGAATTATCAGTGTCCTGGTCTTCTGAGTTTTCAGCATCATACTTTTCGAGTGCTTCCTGGGCGGCCTCTAATGCTGTTTCAACTTTCTTTTTGGTAGCATGGTGCGCTTTTTCTTTTAAGCCTTCAAAGGCTTTTAAAGCACCATCATAATCAGCCTGCAGCTTATCACGCCCAGTGAGTTCAACCGCTTCCGGAATATCTAAAAAGAACCTTTGGCCATCATCGTGTGATAGCAGTGTCTTAGCATATTCATCAGTAAGATTTTCATTGGTAACAAAAACCTGTGAGCCAAATTCAAGAGGTATGCCCTCGTACATGGCCTTTAGTTTATATCCTGAGTTTTCAGGGTGTAATTTATTTGTCGACATGGCTTTTTTGTATTTAGTTACGTAATCGTTCAGGCACTTATTACATGATGGGTTGACCGTGCCAGGAAACAATTTTGTGTATTCAATTAAAAATAACTGAAGATACTTTGTACCATCGCTGTCAACCCCTGATGCGATGGTACCGGTATCCATTTTAGTGAAGTCCATTAGTCTGCTGCGAATGCATTATCAAACGCAGTTTTTGAGGCAGCGTAAGTACCTGATGTAAGGCCGCCATCAAGGAATGTTTTAGGCAGTGTTGGCTC